GTTTCCGCTTGCGACGGTCGCCACTTGCCCTACATATACATAAGTATTTGCACCACACACCAGATAGGGGTTGGTGGCGAAATCCAGCAATGTCTGAGTGCCGCCAGCGTAAGTGCCATCACTATACGCCAGATAATAGGTAACCGCGGAATTAGGAAGGCCGGTGATGCTGCCTGAGCTGTAGTTAATCGCATTTGCACCTAACTGTAGCGATGCAGATGTCGCAGCTATGCTCTGTTTATTTAGTACCGAGTTATATGTGCTAGTTATTCCCATGCCGTTCCATAGTGAGCGCGCACCACCGCCATTGATGGATGGGATATTTCGCTGATCGCCAAGCTGTACGGCGCTTCCGGCGATTTCTAAATTCAGTTGGTTAGACGCGCCGACATCTGCCGCGCGCACCCTCTTGTAGGTGGCGTCATCGGCGATATTCGTCAGTACCTTGCCATTGTGGCCGCCTGACGTATTGTCCGTGAAGTCTATGTATGCCTTGGCGTTGTTCGGCGTGGTGGGGTCATTGCACCAACAGATCACATCCTGGAAATACCCACTCAGCGCCAATTGTGAACCGGTGCCGATAGTGATGGGTGATCCTGTCGTATTCTGTATATCAACCTCGATGACGCCGATGGCATAGGCCGTATCCGCTGGGACGGTGCCAGTTGCCACATCGGGGCTGCCCGTCGTCAGGGTGTCATGGCCTTTTGCGTTAGTAACCTCGGTCCATATGAATCCAGTGTTGGAACCCGCATTGTTATAAAACGCCGTCCCGAAGAAGCAGTTGATGTTGATACCGGCCGGTATAGCGACGTTGCTGTTCCACTTGAACCGACCGCCAGATGTGACGAAATCGCCGACATGGAAATTGCTAATCGGAGCGGAGGTCTTGACTACAAGACTTACCGTTGAACTGGCCGGTACGATCATGCCATTGCCAGCATCAATACGGATGGTATTACCGACAGTGGAGGCAAAGTTAGTGGCGTAGCGCGCATAGAACGCCGAACTAATGCCAGAGGAAGTACCTATTACCCACTGGTCGCAGACTGTTGCGCCTACGGCGGTCAGATTCGTATTGACCGCTACGCCGCTATTGTTTGACTGAAACGAACTATTTGGCAACAGGTTACGACCCGAACTCGGCAGGTTCGGAACATTCCCCGTCATCGTGTTCTTTAAGATACGGGCGTAGGTGGTGCCATCTATAACCCCATCAAGGCCAGCGCCACCACCATTTCCAATGTGATTACCGCCGTGGTAGAAATCCCCGGAATCCAAAAGCAGATGCCACTTGCCCCCAGGGCCGATATGCCCTGTCCCGCCACCAGAGACGCCAGTACTGGCAGGATCCATATTCAACGTCTGCTGCACTGTCCCCGCTGTCGCGGCGAGTCCGGCCTTTGCAGAAGCACCGTTCCATGCTCCTGTGATCGGAGAGACCGCTATCTCAATGGCGATTGTGCCTGTAGTCCATGCGACGTATATGTCTAGCGCGGTGTGATTGCTACCGTCCGACCGGATGCGCGCTTCTGTGATAGTGATGCCGTTAGCGCCATGCACCAGCGTCAGTGCAGCCTTTAAGCCGGTACTGTCATTCGTGACCTTGAAATCACACTCGCCCTGTGTGGCGCCATTGATGACGGAGGCGGTCGCATCAAACCCGCAGCGATAATCCGCATAGGTGGCGTTGTCAGAGAGCGCTACTTCGTACCAGCCGGCGGCGGTGACGTTGAACGTAGCCGTCGTACCGACCACATTGGGTAAGTTGGCTGTGCCAGTCACTGCCTTGGCGGCCGTGCTTAGCGTAGACGTGTAGGTTGAGAACCCAGCCTGCACCAACTGTCCTAGGGCACGGATTCGGTAGTAATAAGTAAGACCTGCAGCCAGATCCGCCGCGCTCCAAATATCGTGATAGCTCGTGTGCGCATTGCCTACCTGGGCGATCACGGTCCAGCTTCCTGATCCTGTCGGCGAACGCTCTATGCTTATGACGCGCACCGCTGCAGGATTGGAATTTACCCAGCTGAGGATTGCACCATCGGGTGCGGGGGCCACGGCGAAGGTACCCGGCACAGCGGGAACATCCGGCCATTCGACATTGGTGCCAACGACATAGCTATAAGCGGTCTCGCTTGCCAGCGTGCGTGGCGTCCGGTTGAAGACGTTAAGGCTAAGGAACTTCAAATAGATGGTGGTGCCGATGAGCGACGGGTCAACCGGGATACGAAGGATGTTCTTGTCCAGGCGAACGAATGCCGCACCGTTCAGATGATTGGCATTGGTAGACCCGTAACCTCCTCGCCGGATGTACCCAAGCTCGTAGCCGCCATCTGCCTTGAGTGTTGCCGTCTCGTAGGACACGATTTCCGTGTCCACCATGGCAAGTGTGGCGAAGGTGTCTGCATCGGCCTGAGTTCCGCCGAGGAGCTGGCCGCCTTCCAGGTATACCTCTGGCAGGTTGACGATGTCAGGGTCAGCGGCCCCGATAGGAAGCGCGATGGCCTGCGTATGCGACAAGTTCGTCCATGTGACGTGATTGTCAGTCGTTGTTCCACTAACCGTGTTGTTCCAGCTCGGAGCAGAGCTTCCGGTCTTGGCATCGCTGGTGACGGCAGTTACCTGCTGCGTATTCGTGCCGTCGAATATGATCTCGCCGACCTTCATCACGGTGCTGGCGATCCACGATGCGCATTCGACCTGGCCGTAAAGTGCGTTCCTCGTGGTGGTGCCTATCTGGTGGTAGCTTACGCCGTCGTAGCTCAGATACGCCTGCGCACCTCCCCATACAGGATTAGAGCTTCCCGTCGCGCACCACACCTCGGGTTGGCTGCCGCTGACAAGGAAACCTGGCCCACGGAAGACGTATGGTGCGTTGACCGCACCGGGATCTGCATTGATGTCCTGATTTGTTCCGACGCTGGGCTCATTTGGATACGCGACCGCGTAACCGACGCCGATGGGGTATTCCTCCGCCGTCATCGTTAGAAGTCCGGCCTCGTCCTCCTCGACCGACACGATTCGCACAGGCGCGTTGGTAAGTCCGATATTGGGGTCCGTAATCCCGACAAGGTCCATCGGTTCGAGGCGGCAATACCTCCACGGCAACTGGAACTTGTAGGTGTTCCTGACGTAGAAGTCTAACTGCAGCAGGTTCTGCGCCACGATCTTGGCCACGGCAGCGGTCGTGATGCCTGCGTAGGTTTGGCTGTCGTCTGTCCTGTCCCCGTTCTGCAATACGTCATAGTCGATTGAGGCGATGGTGGTTGACGAGTTGTAGTAATAGGCCCGGTCGTTGAAGCTCAGGTGCACCGTGTTGCGGACCGAGGACGGCGGCTTGCGGTCCACTGTCACCGGCACATCGCCTTTGTTGCTTGTTATGAAGTCATCATAATCAAGCTGGTACTGGATGGTCGAAACCGGCGTGAACGTGACGCCGTTGCCGGTGACTGCGGTATCTCCACGCGGGACCACCTTGAGCTGGTTCTCGCTGAAAAATGCTTCAGAGTTCGTGTACGTTAACAGGTCCGTCAGGGCTTGCTGTGCCGTCCCGCGCTGGTCATATACCGGCGACATGAAGATGCCGTTAGCCACGCAATAGTTGCTGTATTGCGTGAGGCTGCCCAGCAGGTTGAAATTGATGCCGTGATCGGCGTCGGTGCAGATGTCGGTCAGGATGTCGGCGGGGTTCGCATCGACTATACCGCCGCCATACTGCTTGAGGCCGGCAACCTCATACTGCAGGTTGGGCAGTGACGGACTACCTCCGAGGCCGTAGTTAGCGTAACCGTAGAGTGCCGTCTTTGAATACCCAAGCGCATCAGCACCCGATAGATGCGACCACGCCGCCTGACCGGCAGTCCCGGCGGTGAAGAAGTTGCCATCCAGCGGCCCGTTGCCAGGTAGATAGTTCGCGGTTCCGTCGTAGGCTGAGACGAGCCCGGTTACGACGCCCTCGCAGAGCGAAAGCAGGAATGATGCGGAATAGCTGTAGCCGGTCGCCGTGTTGCCGCCGCCTTTGCCGGATGCACTGGTGGCCGTTGACTTGAAGTCCCCATACCAGATCACGTTCCCGGTTATCAGGTTCTGCCCGTACACGATCTTGATGGGCGGCCCATATTCTGCCGACGTGAAGTCGATGCCGAGGGCAGCAGGCGGTATCTGTACCGAGCTATTCGATTTAAAAAGATTCTGCGTGCCCCAGCCGCCGATGCCGGTGCCACCGAAGAACGCAAACGCGCTTTTCCAGAGGCTCATGCCGCTATCCTGTATGTGGCGATATACCGCTCTGACCAGTAGCTGAGTTCGCTTCGCACCACTTTTTTAGCGATGCGGTCTGCGTGCACCATGGTCCCGTCTCCGACCACGATAGCGCCGTGACTGATGCACAGTCCCCACTGGTAGAGGCGAACGTCCCCAGGGCAATCGGGCTCATCCGGCTGGCGCCGCACGCCGAATTTCTCCACCCATTCGAGGAACCGTTCCTCCTTGTGGTGCAGGTACCAATCAGGCGGATATGGCCTGGGGTCGAAGGGCTTGAGGATGCCGCTGTCCACGAAGCAACGGACTATCAGCATGGCGCAGTCCACTCCCAAGCCTTTCACGTCGGCCGCGTGATGCCATGGCGTCCCCACCCAGGACAGCGCCTCGGAGACCACGGCATCACTGCTGATGGAAGTTGCCACTGGCGCCTCCGGTTCCTGTGCTGATGCCAGTGCCGCCCTTGCCGGCATCAGGCCCCGAGTTGTCCGATACCTGCTGTGCCGTCCCGCCCATGAGGATCGTCTCGGGCGTCGGTACGTAGGGGTAGCCGCGGAAGTGCGCCAGGTTATTGAATACCGGACCCACGGCCGCGTTGGTGTTGCCGCAGGCGGTGCGCGTCTTGGGGCAACCTGGGTATGCCGTGAAGGTATCGCCCACTTGGATGACGCCAGGCAGTGGATAGACGAGCTGGAAGATGCCGCCCGTCTTCGTATAGGACATGACCTGTGAGGTGATGCCGGCGTTGTTCCCCGTCAGCCACACGATGGATCCCAGGGCGAAGTATGAATTTGGCTGCGTCAGCGCACTGTCCTTCACCACCAACTGCCCCGTGGACGATGTGACGGTGCCGCTTACGGCAAATGACGACTTGGTGAGGGTGCAGCCGCTATCGAACAGGGCGTGGTTGCACTGCGGCGTGGCGAAGTTACGCGGGAACGCGCCGTTTAGCATGGATACCCGTGAGGCGACGGTCACCTGTATATCCGAGAGCGTAACTTTCGCCTGGTCTACGATGCCGGTGTAGCGGTTCACGACGCCCAAGCTCGAGTCGCCGGCGGTCTCCATGAACAGCGTATCAATCTGCACGATGGCGCCGTCCAAGCCGCCGCCGTTCACGAACGCGCCAGGAGTGACGCCCTCTATCCTGGTATCCGCGTCATATGAAATGGTCATGTCGGTGCTGTCAGATTGCAGCCCGATGGATGTCGTGGTCTTGCCTACGGTGAATCCCGGCGCAGAGTCAAGGAACGGTGACGCGTAGATATTGCCGCCCAAGGTGATAGGTGTACTCCAGTCCGTGTACCGGAGCACCGTGCCAGAGAGCAGGGTGATGGTATAGAGCTGGCAACGCAGCAGGTTCTTGTTCGCCTGCAGCGCGGCTATGAGTCCGGCGGAGGCGGCCTTCACCGGACGGTCCTCAGTGTCAGGCCCTTTTGCTCGTACATGAGGTGTGCGAGTTCGCTGATCTCCAGCTTATCGTCCTTGAACCGGCAGAGGTAGTAATACACACCGCTCCATGTAAGGACGTGGCCTGCTGCCGGTGCGGACGTGAAGGTGATGATGGACCCGTAGCCGCTATCCGATGCCGAGTAGGCAGATGCCGCAACCGGAGTGCCGTTGTTGTAGATCACGTTGTCAGTGCCGGGCGTAATGCCCCAATTATTCGATGTTCCGCCGGCCGGCTCAAGATACGTCCCGGTAGGCTTCAGCAGTTGGAAAACGGTGGTGGTGCCGTCGCCCACGCCGAACGCTGCCGGCGTTGCTGACGGGATGGTGTCGTCGTCGGTGGCGTCGAAATAGAACGGGTTGAAGCTGCCCTGTGACGCCAGATACAGGCCAAGCACGTTTTCCACGTCGGTAGGGGTTAGGTAGGAATACACGAGATCAAACTCATAGATAGCGTACTGCTGGACGGCGGTACGGTATTCGGCGCCGCTTGCGGCCTGCTCAGTAAACGTCTTGAACAGGGCACGCTTCACGATGTCCCAGGTGAGCCCTTTCGGTGACGGATAGACCGGGTAACTCATGGTCAGCGCCCTCCGAACTGGCGTGCGGCGTGCACCATGGCATCAGCCAGCAGCCGCGGGTTGCGGCGCAGCATGTCCTGAAGGCCGGCGGTGTCCTGCATGTGGAAGTGCATTTCGGGAGCCGTGCCTCCTGATCCGCCTACGGCATCGCGCACAGTCTGCGCGGTCTTGGCCGGCAGCACCATTTCGTTCTTGTGGAGCATGGCGAGTTGGGTGCCAGGCACGTCTTCCCAGCCGCCGGAGGCAGACGCCAGGCCCTTGTAGGCCAGTACGGCGGCCAAGGTAGCGGCTCCCACCTCGAGCGCCATCGCCCAGCCCACGACCGGGATGGCTGATACCGAGGCCGCTGATCCAGACGCCGCCTGCGCGGCGTTCGCGGTGATGGCGGTGTCGGCGCTGCTGACGGCCTGGGTCTTGGTCTCCGTAGCCGCTGCGGTCGTGAGGGCTGTGCGCGTGCCCGTAGCCGTACCCGTGGCCGTCGTCTGCGCCATTTCCGAGGCAATCCAGTCTGTGACCTTCTTTGCGTTTATTGCTATGAACTCGTCCAAGATAGACATGGCCATTTTGCTCATGGCCTGTCTGGTAGTCTCGGTCCCTTGTATTATTCCGTTAGCGCTCTGCTGGAATGCCGAAGCGACCGGAGCCAGCATCTGCTGCCACTTCGTCTGTATCGCTAACGCCTCTTGATCTTCAAGCGCTATGATGGTTGCGTTGTGCTGCTGGGCTAATTTGTCCTTTGCCAGCAGGTATTCATTATATTTCTGTGTATCCTTTCCATATAGAGCGGCCTGCTGATCCATGGCTTGTGATGCCATGGTGTACTTCTGATTCTCAAGATTCACTAAGCCCTGCAATTCCTCGGTTTTGCTAATCTCGCCAAGCGCAAGTTTCTGCTTCAGCGCGTTTTCCTGAATGCTAATAGAGGCTTGTTCGCGCTCAGCGTCTATTTCCTCTATGGTGTGCTGAGTTGATGTCTCATCCTGTATAAGTTTTGTGTTATCAGCCTCCTGTTTAGTAATAGTAGCGTCCGACAACTGCTGCATTAAATCAGGCT